TATACTATAAATACCTGTATCGGTGTCATTAAAAAATGAATATGCTGGAACAGCAGCCGTACCATCCAAGAATTGAGCGGGTTTATTTCCTGTAATCGCATTATCATCAATGAATAGTCTATCAAGACCGCCCGTAGCAAAACCAATTTGATTGGTATTAGATCTATACATTCCTGTGTCTGAATCATTTGTAAAAGAATGGGTAGGTGCCGCAGCACTACCATTAAGCGCAAGAATTTGAGTCGCACTTAATCCTATTCTACTTGAAAGATTATTTTCGATAGCAATGATTTCATCTTTAGACGCATTGTGATGAACTGCAATCACATTATGGTAAACTTGAGAATTTTGAGCATGAGAAGCCGCAGTTGTGCCATCTGCACCTCTTGTACATCCCGTGAAGGATGTCCCTGTTTTCCCAGTGTACTTTATGATTTCAGCATCAATCGAGATGAAACCAACTGTCGGGAAGGCAGTAGCAGAAACCACATTAACCGTTGTGGCACCAACAGTAAGCGGGTTGTCAGTGAGTTGAGTCGTTGTTTGATTGACGGCAATATACAGATCACTGTCTGTAGATACCGCACCTGGGAATATAGCCATATTCGTATCTCCTTAAATTTTTTCTCTTAGGAAAATGTCACTTGCCATGTCACTTGAAGCGTATCGCCCGCGCCTTTATTGATAACAGCGAAGGTCTGACGAGCAAGCATTGTTCCGGCTGAAGATGCCGAGAAAATACCACTTTCTGTAATCGCACCAGTATTTACGCCAGGGCCAAATGAGGCGACATTCTGCCAAACATTTGAAGATGGAGTAAGTGTACCAGCTACGCGAGTTGAAAGCTCGGTTTGAAGCGTTGTATCAGAAGCATTGGCCGCGTTCGTTCCTGTTCCAAGCGCGATATAGCGCATGAAGAAGTCAGATTGCGTCGCTGCTGTCAACCAAGTGGCGAGGAAGTTTTTACCTACCGTCACAACCACATTGTTGATCTCTCGTGTTTCTTTGAGGTTCCCGTCTGCATCAAATAGGTCGAATTTGATGTGACCAGTAGCCTTTATTAATTCTTTATTTTGCATATTAGTCTCCTTTTGTGTGTTCTATCTGCGTGGCAGTTAGCGCACACAAGATCACATTTTTTAATCTCGCTTAAAACTTTTTCAGTAATAGACGAGGCACTTTTCGATACCTGAAATGATTTCAGTTCAGGATTTCTGTGGTCGAATTGCATCTGCCAAGGATTATATTGAATACCACAATCCATGCACGGCCCACATTTGAGGCGATTATAAATCTCTTTCATTTTCGCTCTATACTTATCACGACTTCTCAAATAGTTTGAACGCTGACTTGTCCTATATTCTTTTTGATAGGCCAATCTATGTTCGTGGCTTTTTGGGCTCATATTAAGTAGAAAGCGGATTAGATTCACTAGACCCACCATCAAAAGGAATGGGCGAGTCAATATCAATCCTGTTTCTTTGATCTCCGCTTTGCTTTTTAACCCAACGCCGTCCTTCGGCCACATAGCGGTCGTAGGTGAGTTGTTGAGCGTCTGCGCGATCAAATTCTTGTTCCTTGGCCCACGCTTTCCACAGAATATACGCTGTGATAGCTTCAGACAGGGAATCGTCCAAGTTTATCGAATCCGTTACGAATGTAAGAGGGATTGGTTTAGACTTGAAAAATAGTAAAAGTGTTGTTGAGTTTTCGAGATCGGGCGCACGATCAAGCCAAAGAGCGCGACCCCAAATCCAATAGCGCGTTGGTGTACCTTGGTCGGTTGTCTCGGTTGCAAGAAAGTTTGGGCGAGTTTGCGAGTTCTTTTCGAGATTGGTAGGATAAAGGCGTTTCCAACGGAATGTTCCATCGGCATTCACGACTTTAAAGAAAACGGCTCTGGCACTTAGCCAATTTTGAGGGAGAGGATAATCAAGGCGACCTTGTTGAAGAGAAAGTTGCGCGGTATCTTCGAGAATACGCGTTTTATTGGTAAAATCAAGTTCGGCCCGATTGATATGGCGCAAAAGTTCTGCATCCGTCCAATAGGAAGCTGAAATTTCGACGAGTTCACGCCGAACATCTGTGATGAGTGTTTGAGCTTGCATTATTTAACTCCTGAAATTATACCAGTAAATGTTATCGAATTTGCATTGGAGAATGTCCACGCTAAACGAATATGATCAAGCGTCGGGAAATCTTCTGATAACGAAATAATGACAGTTCCGGTTGCTGTTATATTTCCCGTTGCAAGATTTGGAATATCAAACCAATTGCTACCATCGGCACTATATTGAACTTTAAAGGTAACATTTCCGAATAAATTTACAGAAATCGCTGAAGCATTAATGACCAAAGAACGAATCCGCAAATTTGGTTCAATATATTCGCTAGTTTGTCCTGTTGCCGTCTCTTGTGCAGATGAATGTAAAGTTATTTGCATATTAAACCTCCGCCCAAATTAGACTAGCACCAATTGTGCGGTTTGTTCCATCAGCTTGTCCTGTGATTGCAATAACCGAAGTTTCCGGCAAAATAAAGAACTGATCTAGTGGAATTATAAGAGCATTTGAAAACGCCGGTATATTCCATTGAGAAAGTCGAGTTCCATTTGCTGATAATGTAGGCGAAGAGAAAGCCTCTGATGCTCCGGCGGCTCCTCCAAACTTCGTACAAAGTTCACTTAAGGCTGTTCCATCGCTTGTAATGGTGGGAGAAGCATAAGCTCTAATCCGAACAAATCCATTAACCGTTGTAAGGTTTGTGAATGTAATACGAATAAGTTTAACAGTTTTTCCGCTACCGGAAGGATTACGAAACAAAGCGAGGGGAATTTCTGTTGTTCCAATACTACCCACTTCAAAGTTCATGATGAAAACTTTACCGGCATCTGCCAAATTACTATCATCATTAACGTAAATAGGAACGTCAGCCATTTCGTATCTCCTTAAAATTTTGGGTTGATGTTTATTGTGGTTGTCCAACCCTTATGGCGTTCATTCGCCCCCACAGCAATCTTTATTCCTGATTACGGAATATCGTTTCCAATGATTGTGCTGTACACGTCTTGTGCTTGTCCTTGACGATTGGTACGAATTACTCGCACAGTACCAGTCGAGGTAATAGGAACTTCTTTAGGCGGATTGAAGTCGAACTGAATAAGTCCACCTTCTTTGGGAATAAAACCAACGGCGAGTGTAGCAAGAGACGCCACAGGGCCAGTTTGAATTTCCACTTTTCCACCACCTGAAACGGCGAACTTAACTTGCTTGAGCAAGAAAGTCGTGCCAGTGACAGTATAATCATGGTTCGAAGAAGCATCAGCCGCAACTGCCGAAGCAGTATTGTAACTGTGAACTTCATTTGAACTAACCGCATCCACTTCTTTTACGAAGATAGGATTGGTTGAACTATTTGCTGTAGTATTGGCAGACACTTTAACAGCGTCTTGTGCCAATGTTAAATCACGGATGTCTAAATCAGTCGCAGAAACGGTAACTGCACCGTCAACTGTAATCGAGTTTCCACCGTCTTGGATATTGACCGCTGCCGCGCCAGCCGCGTTATTTACGGTCACATCACCAATATCAACACCAGGTTGAGCCGTAGAAAGAACATTAAGTTCTCCCGCAGCCGTTACATTGGCTAGGTCAGTACCGTCACCGATACGAACACTATCTTGAGTATGGGAAAGATCACGAATATCGAGATTTGTTGCTGTAACAACAATACTCGCATTAGCAATCGAAACGTACAATGCACCAAGAGCATTGACTTTTAATGAAGCATAATCACCATCAGTATCAACCGAAGATGCCAGAGTATCTTGACGAACGGCGAGAACTTGCCGACCAAGATCACCAGTTGTATGAGCAGAATCTTCCGCAAATTCTGTTCCAGCAGACGCTCCGCCAGTAATATTTACGTTAAGTGAACTGCCTGTGAATGTCGCGTTTGTTGTACCATCTGTTAAGCGAACAAAGATGGGATTTGTTGAGACGTTAGCATCCCGCGTCGCGGATACTAATGTTGGGAAATGTCCATCAGCCATAATTTTTTCTCCTTACTTAAATTTGTTCCGCTTCCACAGAACTTTGTAGCGTTTTTTCCTGATATTCGAGTTGCTCTAACTCTTGCTGCGCGGCCATTATCTGCCGCTCAATTTCAGGAACCTTTCCTTGAATTAAATCTTCGATAGCTTGTTTAAAATGCACAAGTTTCGACTTTGCTTCTTGCTTTCTTGCCGCGATCCATTTTAACTTCATGTCTTTTGTTTCGCGGGTTTGAATCTGAATCGGATACGAGCCACCAATGTCACTCATTTTATGCTCCGTAAATTGTTGTTTCAAAATCTGCTAGAACGCCAGGTGCATAATGCGTTACTTTTACATCAAGTACGTCTCCAATAGATAAACTAAGAGGAGAAGTAAAGGCAAAGTCCAAACTTCTATCAGGGCCAGAGCGTTTAGTTTCAATGAGAGTCGTGTTAATAAAAATTTGAAACTTTGCATAATCTGTCCCACTCACTCCTATCCGTGTAAGTCTGCTTGCGACAACTGCCGTATAAGTTAAAATGGTTGTAAGAGTTGAAGCTGGTACGTTTGTAACGCTTCCGCCACCCAAGGCTGAAACACTACCCGGAACAAACACGCCCACAGCAACACCAGCAATGTTGACATAGAGATTACGAGCAGCGTCCGTTTCAAGACGGCGAGCAAATTGAGTTCCACGTTCGGCTCCGAGTAAAGAGTTTTGATTCTTTGTTGGTGATGCTGTTGGCTCGTCTCCGCCCACGTTCTCAGGATAATTGGGCCAGTTGAGTGCCATTGTTTAGTCCTTGGGAGCTTCGTCTTCTTTGTCCAATAAGCGTTCACGTAATTCTTTCGCGCCTTCTGGTTTAAAGTTTCCTTCTGCAACAGCTTTCTTGTGTTTACGAAAAATTATAAGGCCATTTACGCGACCAATTACTTCAACAGTCAAAGCGAGTTTTCCATGATCGCCAGTTTCAAGGGCGGCATTTATCTCTGATTCGGGAATTGCGAATTCTGACAAAATTTCATTATCCATTTGTATTCTCCACTAAAGTCTGTAGGGTTTTAATAACCTTCTGAATCTTTTTGAATTCCCGAATATCTTTCGGCATTGGAAGGCCATTGAGATTCAAGACGGCATTGGCGACAATCTCTTCAAGTGTCGCTCCACCAAATTTTTGAACTGGAACTTTCATAGCTTCAGCTATTCCTAATTTTGCACCAGACGTAGGGTCAAGCGTGGTGATTTTTGCAGTTGTGCCTTTTCCTCTGAAAAAATCTTCGCCTGGATCTTCCGCGATAACTGTACGTCCTTCTTTCGGTCGAGAATCTGCATCACAGCGAATACACGTCGGTTCCGTAGAGTTTTCATTCCCAACAAACATTTTGTCCATTTGATGTTTGGTGCAGAATCCGGCTTGGCTTCCAATACTTTGCATGATTTCTCCTTACGCCCAGTAGTTTGATTTGTCTTGACGATATTTCTCCCGCATTCGGTGAATATCAATCAAATCGTCTAAACCAACGTATTCACTATCGCCAGTTTTTGCAAGACCACGCGCTTTTGCTTCGTCCATTGCTTTGGTAAGCGGGTCTTTGTCCACGACAAATCCATTGCCACGATTTCCATCAAACGATGTTCCAAATTCATATGCAGCTTTCTTCTTGTCAACTAACTTGTTAGCTATTAGCATGTTAAGAACGCGACGCCAACCTTGACGCAGTATGTAGCCATCCCATCGACGTTCTGTGCGCTCATAGACCATACCCGCAATCGGGTTAATACCGCAAATGTGTTTAAGCTCCATACCTTGTTTGGTAACGAGATAAATTCCCCAAGGGCGATCCGTCGCGGGACAATTCTCGAAAATTCGCAAACGAGGATTGAGCTTTTTTAATTTCTGCTTGAAGTTGCAATATAGCATAATTTTATTTACGCCGACTATTTGTTTTTAACAAATAATCGGCATAATAAAACTACGACAGGTTACTCAGCAGCCGAACCAGCGTAAATCTGAACCGCACGAATGCTGTTCAAGACTTTCGCGGCCATCACGAATTTCCATCCAACCGTAGAGAACATATTCAACGGATTCGATGTATCTTGTGATCCCGGCTCTTTACGAATCATTTCCATTCCCTGACCGCTCAGTTCAGTGATACCATAAGCATCACGACCGAAGATGTAGGCGTGGAAGGTTTCGTCAGTGGCACCAGTACCAGAGCCCGTGTTCGTGGAAACCACGAAACGAACACCATAAAGCGCACCAACTTCTCCACGAAGAATCTCGGAGTTGTTGATGTACTTTGAAGTCTCAAGCCAAGAACCAGCAGCGGTATCCGATTGAAGATCGAAATGCCCGGCGGGATGGATCAAGCCTTTGTACATATTGCCCTGAAACCCAGGAACATTGGCTTTGCGGAGTGTATAAACGGCTTTGCGGATTTCCGCAGCGTTTAACACGGACGTATCGGCCACGGTGATTTCAGAAGCAGCACCACCAGCGAACTGGTTTGTGAAGTTTCCTGAGAGAGCAGCGCGAACGATTGTGTCATAAGAGAGAGCAGCGTTGTCCGACAACTCATCAGAGATTTCGTCCATGATGGGGTTGATGGATTTCCATTGCAACTCTTTGGAAGTTTTGACGAACTGACCATAGGTCAACGGTTCGACAGTCACTTCTGTCGTGCCGACGTTTGTTTCAGCCGGGTTCACGTTTTCTGTCAACGGTGTGATCGCAGCCGTGAGCTTATTCAGCCGACGGAATTTGACCAGCGTTCCAGACTGCTTCGGAAGAGGGCGTTTTGTTCCCAAGTCTTCGAAGTAGAGTTGGGGAACTGTCCGTTCCAACCAACGTTTGTCATAATAGATGCCTGTGTCGGTAAATGTATTACCTACAGCAGTTGAAATACCAAGTGTATTAGCCATAGTAGGCTCCTAGAAGTAAAAGTCCAATCCAGGATATTAGTCGCTGACCATTCCGAGCTTTGCGAAGTGCTGCTTTAACTGCGCCGCGCTCATCTTGCGCGTATCTAACCCTGTGGTATTGGTTTTACCACCCGCCGCGACAGCGGTTGACGCTTCTTTCGCGGCCTGAGCATCAGCCGATTGACGGCCAAGCTCGTGTGCTTTCTTAACAGATTCCTCTGCTTTTAGGTCACGAGCGAGTTTGTACAAGGTATCATAGATCACGCCAACATCCTGATTCCAGTCTACGGGGCAATTTTCAGAAGAGGCGATTTCATTCATCACTGGTTTCAGTTTAGCGAAATCAGGATAATTCGTCACATCAATCTCTCGGCGCATGATTTCAAAATTGGTTTTTAAGCCAGTGATTTCTTGATCTCGCGCTTCTAATGCCTTTTCGTGTTCCGTCTTCAGTTCTTTTGTCCACTCATCTCTAAGTGGGTCGAACGCTTTTATGCCTTGTGTCTGCAAGGACTTCATGAACTCCTCAGGGCTGATTTCTTGTTTAGTCGCTTGGGCGAAGGCTTTATGGAGTGTGTCTATTTGTTGTTTGAGTTGAGCTTCGTACTGGGTACGTCGCGTATACTCAGACCGCAAACTTCCATAATTCTTGTTTACGCTTTCAAGTTGCTTAACAAGTGAGTCGTAGCTTGTCTTCGGGTCGAACGTCGGTGCCGCCGTAACGGGAGGATTTTGGGTAGTGGATTCCCCTCCTGACTGCGTACCAACTGCATCTGGTGAGCTAGTAGTCTGTCCTGCATTATCGTCAACGGTTGTAGTCTCCGCTGCCGGTGCTGACTGATTATTACTTTCTTCCATTTTGTTACTTCCTTGGAACTTGTCCAACCTCTAGTGTTGGGGTTCCTAAAAGGATTTTACTCGGCTATTTCTGTAACGTCGTTATTTATAATTTTAGACGCGTTATCTCCGAGTGTCATAAATTGTGTTAAAACTGTAAATGCCATTTGTAAACCTTGGGCGCGGATTCTTTCTTGACGGGCATCTTCGTCTGAACCTTTTAACCAAAGATTCTTTTTGTCTGCGAGGATTTCTTCGAGCTTTCTTTTATAAATAGCATAACCGGCATGTTGACACCAAGCGCGAATAATCGCACCTTCTTGGACGTTTGACTGCAATCTAGCAAGTTGCTGTTCATTCAAGTCGCTCATTCAATTCTCCCTTATGAGGCTTTGGGCGCAGACGGCCCATTCTGTTTATTTTGTCCCAAGATCGCATTCTGTTCTGGATTGGCTGGCCCATTGATCGCAGCATTGGCCCCAGCAATTGCGGGATTCGCAACAGCCATAATATTAATCTCGTCGGGGGCGAAACCCGATAACTTAACAATTTTGTCAAGTATGCTCTCAATAGACTCTGGTGCAAGGTATGGCGCGAAGGTACCAAAAATCGTTGTAAGCTGCTGGATCTTACCTTCGGTTCCGACCATATCACTGATCCCAACCATCTTGTACTTAAAGTCTACGCGTAAATCTTCCACGGATTGAATCGCGGGCGGAATCATAATCGGCTGCATTGTAAGCGGATCAACTTCGCCCGATGGAATTGGCTGAAATAAGAAACCGTATGTTTCGTTCAATTGCTCATCTGAATCAATGAATTGCAAGTTTAAACCCTGTACGAGTTTAAGAACACGTTTTATTCCGAGTTCTTCAACCAACTTGGTTCCAACTGCAAATTTCTCAAGAGCCTGACCAATAATCAGTTGGGCTCCTTTCGCTGTACGACCAAGGCGACCGGATTCCGGCGCACCTTGGATTGAACGTGGAGCAGTTGCATTTTCGATGTCAGATTGAACGATACTCGCTTCATTGTAAGATGACCCAGTTGCATCTGGTGTCATGAGAGCTTCTACACCATCCATTTGGTCGGTAAGAATAATACCATTTGGTGTAGAGATCAATGTATCCAGGTCAATATCCGCGAGTGTATTAACCTTCCACATTCTATTGAGGATTAAGTTAATGTTGTCAAGACGTTGGCGGCGAAGAGTCCACAATTCATGGACGTTCGAGATGACTGGTTCCACAAGACCCATACCAAACCATTCAAGTGGAATGGGGAAGAACACGCAGCGAACGACCGGGCATTGCTGATGATGGAAAGGATTCGCACGAGCAACTAAAACAACTTCACGATTGGCAATAATGATTTGGCATTTCTCTTTGATTCCGTCGCCATCAAGATCATACTTGCCCCAAAATGTAAGAACTTCAACAAGGTCTTTAGCGGGTGGGCTTGAAAGACCGCGAATGGAATAACGCGCTTGGCGCGATTCCGCAAAATGTGTGTCACCAGCAACGAGCTTCGGATTATCTGTGTTTCCAAAAATAGGAAATTGGCCGCGCCCGCCAGCTTTGATATCTTCAAGACACATCCATGATCGCACAAAAACACCTCGCGCATCACCTTCATTGCGAGATTCAGGATCAGGGAATACATCGAGGATGTCCAAGACTTCAATCTCAGGACGCCGTTCAATTACTTTGTACTCACGTTTCTCTTCCCAACGAATATGATTGGGGTCGATGACCATACCATTGATGGTGAGGGGTTCACGAATAGGAGTGCGAGTTGTCACCCATTCTCTTTTTACTTTCCAATAAACATGGAAGTAAGAAGTCCCGTAAAGTAAAAGCTGTTTAACAAAGTCCACGAACTTAATCATGAATTCTGCTTGGTTCAATTGGAACGTGAGCAAAGTTTTCATACCATCAGCAAAACTTTGGTCATGTGGATTCACAGGAATTATATCAAAGAACTCTTCTCCTGATCCGAAAATTGTGTTTACGACTTTAGGAACCGCTGCCTCAATAACCTGGAACACGATTGGCACAGTAATTGTCGAACGAGTCGTAGTCTTCCGTTTATCTTGGCTAGAAAAGTAAAGACGATAGATTTCTTCCCACAATGTTTCATAAGGTTTTCTCCAAGATTCCCAGGGCTCAAACATACCAATGATGTCATCAATACATTTCTGTTCAGAGTCGATACCATCTTTGCCCGGAGCGATTTGGATGGGGCCGACTGGTGCTGGTTGAACTGCGCCTTCCTGCGGTTCTTCAGCTATGGGTTGATCTTGATTTTCTTCGTATGCCATAAATTTTAATACCCCGTATGTGAGTCCAGCACTTCGACTCGGCTACTCATTCGCTTACGCTTCTTGCCTTTCGCTGCGCCAGTGTGGTGTAGATAAAGTCCAGTCATCGGTCTTGAGAACGCATATCTCAAGGCATCCATACAGTGGTTATTCTTGTCCACTGTCTTGTCATTATTAAACCCGTTAGCATCCGGCGCGGCATAATGGTACGATGTTATTTCTTCAAGAGTATGAACTGTCTTACCTTTGAAAAACTTTAGTCGCCCTTCTTGTAACAAACCACGGATGCGGGCAATCCCAGTATCTTTAGTCTTGTCAGCGGGCTTGACATTGCGATTGCCATAAAATTGATTCAACTCAAGAATTAATTGTGCGGCTTGAGTATCCGCCAAAACATACGCCAAGTCTTCATTCTGCAAAAAAATCGAAATCGTTTTAAGAAGTGTCTCGCTGGCGTAGAACTCTTTGTAGACGTAAAATATCTTTTCAACCGGGTCGAGCGCAATAGGTAATATCGCATTAGGGTTAGACTTACCAAAGTCAAGACCTGCAAACCGCAACCAATTATCTGGAATAGGAAACGGATCAACCAAATGAATATCTTCGTCAAACTCAGGGTACACCAACCCTTCGAGTCGCGTGAACATCCCACGATATCGGCGATCAAAGATTGCCTTCGGCAATTCTTTTTTCATCCGCTCGTACTCGTCCTTCGGGAACTTTGGGTTACCAATAGACGACCAGGTGACAACTTCTATTGTGTCGCCACGCTCAGGATATCGGCGAACTTCACATTTACCTTCGTCATCAAAATTATAAACCGCGCCAGCTTTGTTCAGAATTTCTTTCTGAAACCAATTCACGGCATAGGGCGTACTGGTTAAAATACAGCGACCAAGGTCAACCGAAAGACGACCTTGAATGTTTGTCCAACCTTCTGCTTTGATTTTTCCGCACTCGTCAATCCAGGCGGCGCGAACTGTCATACCTTCAACGGAATCCGGGTCGTCCATCGAGCGTACGAAAATCTTACAAGGTTCGTCCGTCCCAGGATGGTTCCAATTCAGTTGAAAATACTTCTTTTGTTCTTTCCATTCTCCCCAGTCTTTCGGGAAGAATTCTTTGAACTTTGGCAAGGTTGACTGTTCCAGTATGGGGTTGGTCGGGGCGCATATTAAATAGTCGCCGTATTGACCTTTTTGGTAATCAGTCTGAATCTCGTTGCAGAGCCATAGGCCGCCAACGAACGTTTTGCCGCCACGGATTCCGGCGATTGCGCCGATAAATCTCGCAGTTGATTCAAAAATTCTATCTTGTGCTGGGTGTAGGGAAACTTCCATTTACCACTCCGTTCGCGTTCTGCGAATTTTTGTTCGCGGTTTGCGAACGCCATGTTTTTTATGGTGCTTCGCGTTTTCGCCGCGATTGGGAGGACAAATGCTACAGTCCAATTCGTATCGTTTGAGTCTGTTGTAAACTGTCGGGTTTTGACAGTTTTTTGCACTTTCTTGTCGTGTATCCAAAATTAGCCCCCTGAAGGAATCGAACCCTCCCCGTCGGTTTACAAAACCGATGCTCCGCCTTGGAGCTAAGAGGGCAATCTGCCCGACCATATAAAATTGGGGTTTTTCTATATGCTTTAACAGTTCGGACAATCCGTCCAAAACCGGTGAAACTCTCGACGCGTCTCGGCGTCAGTAGCCGATGCTTTTCTTTGGGCCGCGCTTTGTCGGTTTGAAGGTGGAGAAATGAATGGCGTTTCGGACGCGGGCTGCACTTTTGGCCATCGCCTCGGACTTCGAGTGGCCGACAACCTTTCCAGTCGCTTTCTCAATGATTTTCTTGCCTCTGGCTTCAACTGGCATTGTGTGTCTCCTTGTAAAATTCTTTGGAGGCGTCGCGCCTCGGTGAATCTTGAAATTTTTTCCAACTGGCCCTCTCCTCTGGTTGACCCTTGGTTGGGTGAATGTGTAGGGGCGTACTAACAGCCCATATTCAATCCAGCCACCCCACCTCGTCCCCTACCCTCCGGTCGTCACTCGTTCAACAGTTGAATAGGTAGTATGCTGCTTAATTCAGCTTAAGGGTTCGATGTCGATGATATTTTCTGAGGAGATATCAGGTTGATTTATTACCTTTTCCCCTCCATTGTCCCCTTTTGGTGCTTCCTTGCTTGGTCTATTGATAACCAATACGCTAATTTGTTGCTTACTTTTGGTAGCTTCAGGAGTAATAGAAGCTGAGAACTTACGAACCGCGAGCCATTCCTTTAAATTGAGAGTCTTTCGTTCTTCCAAAGGAATATCTAAAACGCTCTTGATATCAGCTTGCAAGCGAGCGCGACTTGTTACATCGAGATCGCCAATTTGTTCAATGTAAGTTTTGAGCTTCTTAAATATTTGATAAGGCGCGGACTTTTCAGTACCTTCGTATTTAGCCAATTTGTAAGACTTGGTAACAGAACCAGTGGCGAGAAAAGCATTGATAAACAACCAGTTTTGATGAGTTAAGCGACTAAAATCTAACTCATTAGATGGTTGTTGATTCGTGGTTGAAATGGGCGTTTGATTTGAAGCGTCAATATCAGACATAAAAATCCCTTATATGGGCCGCTAAATTAACCACAATGTCGCGTTTTAAATATGGCGCGTTCCACATGGTTTGAGCTTTGGGCGTTGGCCCCTGTTTTCGTGGCGTGATTCGCGTTGTCACTTGCAACGTCGATATGATTTACGGGCTCGGTAAGCTGGGCGAAGGCGAGCAAGTTAGGCCGGTAGACATGAAAAGCCCTACACTATATACACCCGAAAAGGCACATTGTTACCACGCGCTCAAAAATATATTTCAAACTATTTTAATATTGATTGATAGTCAATTACTTTAAGAACAAAATAAACCTTGACATTTTTGGGAACCTCTGGTATATTTGTAATGAAGGAAAAGGAGAAACGATTATGAAACGCTTCGATATCCACACTGAAAATAAAAATGCCAAATGGATCAAAGACTTATTGAGCATCGGATTTGATGGCTTTACGATTGTGAAGGGCGCGGGCTTTTGGAAAGGCACGGAAGAAAAAACCCTTGACATTGTGATTTATACCGACAATCCTACACTTATTCGGGCAATGGCCGAACGGATCAAACACCACAATAAACAAGAAGCCGTTTTAGTGACAGAAACAGATTGCAAAATAGAATTGATCTAAAAGGAGATAATCCCATGAAAACAATTAATAGCCAATATTTAAAAATAGAAGAAACTAGCTTATTTGATACTTGGTATGTCGAGCTACCAAACGGCTATAAAGGCTATATTCCGACCAAACTACTATCAACCATACTGAAAAACCTTTCTAAGGAAGTAAAACTATGAAACAAAAATGTAGTCTGAAAGCTTGTCACCATGCGAAATCCGCACATAAAGGGCGTCTTAATGCCGATAATAAATGGATTATTCAATGCCTTTTGTGTTGGAGTGCATACGAAGATCATGGATTCTGTACAAAAGCTAAATTCATTAAAGACTTACGACGTAGATAACCCTTGACATTTTGTGGGCTTGCTGTTATACTTTATTAAGAACAAAATTGACAGAAAGGAGATAAGACAATGAACCTTAAACCATTAGGCGCGAATAAAACAGAGTTAGACTACGGTAATTTCAAAGTGTTGTTTTCTTATGAAACGCCGGTTGCTTTAATTGACACATTCGACAAGGGATTTAGAACAGTTGATTTCTATTCCCGAACCACGTCAAAACACATATCAACGTGGTTCAAAGAAAATGAAATTGATTTCCTTACGGTTACTCCTATTCCTCAAACCGAACTTGAAGCCGTGATTGAACAAGGCGCGTTATGACATGGAAGAAAACACATGGCGAGAGTCGCCCGCCGTCAACGGAGTATAGATCATGGTGCCACATGATACGACGGTGTGAACTACCAACCGCGACGGGCTATAAAAACTATGGTGGGCGCGGTATCAAAGTATGCGAACAATGGCGAAACAGTTACGAGCAATTCATTGAAGACATGGGGCGCAAGCCTAGCAAAGTCTTTACGCTTGATCGTATAAACAATGGAGGAAACTATGAACCAACAAACTGTAGGTGGGCTACAAAGAAACAACAAGCGAGAAACAGACGCGAACGAAATAGAGATAAACAAGGGAGGTTCAAATGAACTTTACGCCGTCTATATTGGTCATCAGCCTAACGGTGTTGGTGGAGGTTTTGATCTATTCAACGTGGTTGATGAAACGAGGCTTAACGTCTTGGATGGATCGACGGTATCAGTTAAAACAATCATCAAATTAAATATCAAGAAAGTCCTTGACAAAAGCGGGAATCCGGTTAAGCTAGGGGAAGACACGAAAGGAGACTACTAAGATGAACTTCAATCAATATCAAAGACTCAAGAATCTAGTTAATCGGGTTTCATCCTTTGGCGAGTTTATAGAAGAGTGCGCGAAGTGGCACAAGTACGCCGTAATTAGCCCGAAGATATGGACGAAAGCAGACTATCAATGGTTCTACGAAAAAATAAAAGGAGGATCAAAGTATGTCAATCTCTTTACAGTCGCAAAGGCCGCTTAAGGTTCTACACGACAAACGTCTAGCTTACTTGGTGAATCTTGAAATCAGCTATAAAGAATTAGGATATGTAACGAAATTAAACGGGCGCGATAATCTTTTAGAGATATTCCCGACCGGTACGATAGTAGAAAAAACAAAAGAAGAACTTATCATAGAAAAGTGGATTGATTAAGGAGGTTTTATGAGTAAATGTTATGAGTGCAAAGAAGAATTTAAGGATATAGAATTAGAAATTTTATCAGATAACGGCGGGCCTATAGAACCATACTGTCATGAATGTGCAGGCTTTCCTAACCACGAATACAGAGTAAGTTGTCCTACTTGTGAATTAACAATACTTGTAAATTAAGGAGGTCACACAATGGCCGAAACATGGGAAGAAACGAAAGCACGTCTTAAAAAGCAAGGAATAAATTTAAGTCAGCCGGTCGTCATAGAATCTAAACCGGTTGTGCAGCATAGAGAGCCCGAAGCGGAGGACTTTGATAAAGTCAAACGCTATAATGTCCACAAAAGAAGTTTACCAATCGGCATTGATACTATAGTCCTGTTTGGTATAACTAAAGAAGAGGCCGAATGGTTCATTGAATACAAACTTAAACCAAAATGTTACGAAAACGGGCCGGATGATTCTAAGACAGTGATTTATTATGACGTGATTCCAGTCGGCGCGACGCCTAAAGAGCGGTCGATATATTTCAATGCGAATCCGGTCACAACGGAGCCGGTCTTAGGATATACGCCAAAGCGTATAAATTGAGGTTATACGGTTTAGCGTATGAAAATCTATATTAGAACATTATGGGGAAATGATGAAAAACCCCTATGGGGAAACCGTGAACAGCGCGACGCATTGCGAGTGTACCTTAACGACCAAGGATTTTACGTTCTTACGGGGATTGGTGATTCACTTGACATTCACGTCGTCGAATATGCCGACCCTTGGGACGTAAAAATATTAAAGAAAACCCTTGACAAAGTATCGAAGTCCTGGTATGCTTTACTTAGGAAACAAAAGGAGGCCGCACAATGAAAAATAAGAAAGGATTTTATGCAGAATTAAGTCAGCCAAAAAAGAAAGTTATTTATCTTCAATCGTATTTTTACCAAGGTGGAAAGTGGTTCAAAGTTAAGAAGGTGAAAGGGTTATGAGTGACAGCCCACCATCATCATGGTATGATCCGCCGGAGCCGAAACATGATCTTGAAATCAAGCGAGAACAGCGGAATAATGGCGGGATATGTGACCGCGACAAATGTGTAGGAGAAATCTATATGGACGTTGAAATAGGCGACACAAAATATCCGAATGGTACCTTCATTCAGGTGTGCAAACAGCACTATGACAGTCTTTTTGAGGATACCATAGACGAAATCGAGTCTTATCAACCAGATTATGAAGACGATTAAACGGCGAGTCCCGCATAAAGATTCACAAACTCCCGAATATGCCTCATGGGAACATATGAAGGATAGATGTTACAATCAAAACTGTAACCGATATTATTTATATGGTGGGCGCGGAATAAAAGTCTGTGAACGGTGGCGAAATTCTTATGTTGCTTTTCTGAAAGATATGGGAAGAAAACCATCACATATTCACAGTATTGACCGGCTCGATACGAATGGTAACTATGAACCATCGAACTGTAAATGGTCAACGCCAAAAGAGCAAGCCAACAATAGGAGGATTAAATTATGAAATGCTGTTTTTGTGGCAACAAAATCAAAAGTAAGTCCAAAAGAAAATGGGGGTATTGCGGTTGCCGTTCAAATTAAAGGAGGATTAAATGTACACAATTACAATTGACGAAGTGGTCAACGGGTTTGTTGTGCGGGCCTATGATCCCAAAGAAGGATACGCACTTAATGAGTTTCACGAAAGATATGTAGATGTGTTGAGCGCGATTAAGAAACTTACAGATGAAAAAATTGTGACGGAATTCGGGAGGTTGAAATATGCTGCTACGATGTAACATATGTGTTGACAAGCTACATGATAACGCATCACGGAAAACAGATGTTTTATGGCTGCGAACAATTCGAGGCACGGATTATTTGGTATGCAAATTTCATAGGAGGGAAAACCATGAGCAGCGAGAACAAACTAGCGAAGGATTGGTACAAAGAGACGTACCAAGAATTAGCGAACTTGATGAATCAACACTACCAAATTAGTCAAGTCGCGCCCTTTCATCGAGACTTGCCAGCACTTGCAGCACATATTCGGCGCGTGGCGTCGGTTTGTGAAACTTGGAAAGCGATTGCAAATTACAATATAACACAGAAGTTTTTCAAAGGAGGATAAAATGAATCTTCAAAGTCTTTTACTTCGGCTGAAAGAGGCGGCGCGGTTGTCTGAAGATGACATGGAACTAGGACATTTGGAAGCAGATAAGGCTCTGATAGACTATATCAACAACCCAAAAGTGGAGGAAGCATATGACGAAGTTGTTAAACACTACGCTTAAAACAGTATGGTGCTTGTTTTTTCATAGGGAGTTTCATCATTTCTTGGTCAGAACAAGAAACCATTACGGTTGCACGGATTATATTTTGTGCGGGAAATGTAAACGCGAATGGGGGGAACCATGCTAGTCGAAATTAAAGACGTAAAGAGATGTAAAAATAAAGCCTATGGAAACTTTTGGATTCGCGGTCAGCAAAATGTTTTGATAACTATCGCACTCGACAAAAATGATACAGTCGCGGAATATTCGGCAACAGTCTTTCATGAGCTTATGCACTTGTGGGTTACGGTGTTGCGGTCAAAAGGTTTTCGATGCACCAATATAAAAGAACACAAATTTATTTACGCAGCAGAAGATTTCGTTTTAGAAATGGCTAAAAAATATCTCAAACCAAAGAGGAAACGAAAATGAGTACCATTGTCGATTTAAGAATCGAAACATGGGGTGATAAATTTGTGGTAGTCGGCTGGTTTTCGGGAGCAACTCAAATCCCTAGACGCGAGTTCGACAGCTACGGAGAAGCATTGAAAGAGCTTGCTAAATCAGCGGCTCGCGAGGAGATGCGTTATGAATCTGGTATTCGTCGGAATCTTGATCGGTAACTTAACGGTTACGTCATATCGCTCGGTGCCGTCACAAACCGATAGCACACCGTTTCACACATCGACCGGAGCGCACGTCGAGGCGGGCGGCGTCGCACTCAGTCGGGATTTACTTTGCGGCGCGTGTCGCAAGTTACATAAACGCTGCGCCCATCCTGAGTACCAAAAGAAGATTCACTATGGTGATTGGCTCTTTATTGATGGGTATGGTTTTCGCTTTGTAAATGATTGTATGTCAAATACTTCCACCATAAGGGTTAAGGGTATTAAAAAGAAGCGTATTATCACTAACCAAATAGATATATGGGTGAACAGTTATCAAGAAGAAAAATCTGTTGATGTTAAGAAGTTGAATGTTTATAAAATAGAAAAACAAATTAAGAACAAATTATCTCTAATAAGGAGAATTAAACAATGGCTGCTAAATTACGAACTGTTAAATGGCAAAATACAAGAATAATTAACACAAAGAAAAAATATAGCGGAGAGTCTAGCCCTTATGGTGAATGGGCTCAAAAGCACAACAAGAAAGAAGAGGGCGAAACCAAGGAAGTACCAGAAGCTAACCCTGATATCTTAGTAGAGCCTGACGAACCAGTGGAAAATCTTACTCGAAAAATCATCAAGAGAGATTGGCGCGAGATCAAGTTTTCTAAGCGCGAACAAGAGGTTTTAAAGGAGATTGCGGCGGGCAATACACAAGATAGCATTGCAAAACGCCTTGGTATCAGTCGTTCCCGTGTGGCGCAAATTATTATTCGCGTTCAGAAAAAAGGTGCTAAGTGGTATGGTAACAAAGTGGCGAATAACACTACATATAGTGCAGAGGAGGAACAAGAATGATACCTATAATAAGCAGCTTACTTGAGATCGGAGCAAAAGTTTTAGACCGCGTTATACCCGACGTAGCGGCGCGTGAGAAAGCCAAGGCAGAATTTCAATTGCAAGTGCTTCAGCAAGAGACAGAATTAGTAAAGACGTTTGCGGAACTTGACAAATCACAGATAGAAGTCAACAAAGAGGAAGCGAAATCGAGCAGCTTATTTGTGAGTGGATGGCGTCCGTTTATTGGTTGGGTTTGTGGTTCGGCGTTCGCCTGGGTTTACATTGGTCAACCCGTTTTAATTTTCTTTTTAACAGCGGCAGGACATCCAATAGCACTACCACATATCGAATTTGGTGAGATATCAGGCGTTTTGCTTGGTATGCTTGGATTAGGTGGTATGCGATCTTATGAGAAGGTCAAAGGAGTGGCAAACAAATGATAGGTAAAATTCTTAGTGCGTTGATTGCAATACCAGCATTACTTTTGGTAGCAATTGGGCTGTCTGCTTTATATGCTTGGCCAGTTCAATTACTTTGGAATGCTTTAGTACCGTCATTATTTCCATACGCTCAAGTGTTTGGAATTACAGAATATGCACCATATCACATTACATTTTTACAAGCGTGGGGCATGACATTACTCACGTCGTTTTTATTCAAGTCGTCAAAATAGGAGAACTAAAATGGGAAAGAGAGCATTGTCTACGGAGTTAAAAAGTAATCCGACTGTGCGACTTGCCGATAAACTCGGAAGTCGTTTTGTTGGGAAATACATTGGATCGAAAGACATCACGATCAGTGGTAAAGCGAGCAAGCTGCATGAGTTCAACGCTGTTGATGGGGACGCACTCATCACAGTGAAAGATGGAAACACCTACAAAGAAGCGTCGATCAATGAAGGTGACGTTGTATCTTTGTTTGGTAGCAAGGCTATTGATACGGCAGTCGCTCAGGTTGTACCAGGCGAAACGTTAGAATTCGTGTTCAATGGTGAAAAGAAATTGAAAGGCGGACGCCGGTTTAATGATATCGCCGTCGCTGTATTGGAGGACTAATCATGGCTATCAATAGATCAAATGGTGCTGTTGCGACCAAGCCAACGAGTGTGGCTGAAACGGCCCCTGCGCCAGTTAGTCGCAAACTTGATACCACGCCGGTTGAAAACAAGAAAGTCAGTAACTATGAAGATACCAAAGGCCGACGCATTTTGGTTCAAGGTCTTACTCAAGCTGTGACGCAATCAATGTCCCTCGCCGGTCTTGGTCACACGACTGAAGATGCGGTTGTTGAATCTATCAAAAGCGTGACTCGTAAATTAATCGCGTTTGTGGAGTCAGAAAGCTAAAATGGAATCTCGTAAAGACGATCATATCCTTCTCTTCGACGAAGAGAAACACCGTTACACTCTCGATGGTAATAGAATACCCGGAGCCACTACATTTGGTAAGGGCGGTTATCCCACATCGGAGCAACTCGTGTCATGGATGATTGGTCAAGGGGCCGAGTATACTTACAATAAACTCATGGAGGAATCGACTCACGAAGGAAATTTCGTGGAGTGGCCTGATAATGAAAAGAAAAAAGAAATCATTAAAGCAGCGAAGACCGCGCATCGAACCAAAGCTGAAGAGGCCGCTGATATCGGTACAATCGTCCACGATTACGCATATCTTGTCGAACTTGGCCGAACTAGAGAAGGACTGCAAATGCTGTCCGAACACGAAGAGAATCCAAACTGGGACAAGATTAATAACGGCGTAAAGAAATTCGAGGAATGGCATGGTCAGAACAAAGGCGAAACTGTTTTGCTGGAAGCGATTGTGGCATCAATTCGTCATCAATTTGGTGGTAAGTTTGACCATTTGTCTCTTCGTAACGGTCTTCTTATTCTTTCAGATTATAAAACAAGTAATGGAATCTATGTGGATCAATTCATCCAGCTTGCGTCATACTCAATTGCAATCGAAGAGTGGCTTGACAAATGGCTCGCACAGTATGGACTCCCATTAAAGGTCGGCGGGCTCGAAATCTTGAGGTTTGGTAAAGAGAATGGTGATGACTTTCATCCCATGCTCATAACAAGTCCCGAAGAAATCGAGCAGCTAAAGTACCAAGCAATCAGATGCCGCGAGACATACAAGTTCCGTTTGGCTTGGGAATCAGATAAGCGTTTTAAATATAATGGAGGCGTGAGTTCAGAATCTAAAGACAAAACTATCACGCGCAAAAAGAAAGATGCCCTCTAATCGTGTGGGTTATTGGAAAGAATGGTACCATAAAAACAAAGAAAAACGTCTTGCGTACCAAAAAGAACGATGGCCCATAGATAAACCTCGTGCTAGAGTTAATATGAAACTCTGGCGAAAAGATAACAAAGAGAAAATTAAAACATATGGTCGAGCGTATCGTTTGCGAACATCTTATGGATTAACGCCGCAAGAGTATGATACAAAACTTTACAATCAGAATGGTTTGTGTGCAATTTGTAATTGTCCTGGATTCCCATTAACTGTAGATCACAACCATAAAACTGGTGTTGTACGTGGTCTTCTTTGTAATCACTGTAATATGGCATTGGGTCAAGTTCGAGAAGACTGCACAATTTTGAAAGCAGCTATTATCTATTTGGAGAAACATGAATCTCACGGAAATCATAAAATTACGAAACCGCAATCTATCAGTTTTTCCGGTAGATAATGCTACTAAAACACCATTAATAAAGTGGGCGCGGTTGCAAGATGAGCTTCCAACATACGAAGAAATTCAAACGTGGTTCAGTCAAAACGGACGAAGTGTTGGCGTCGCAATGGGGCCAATTAGCGGGATGATATTGTTGGATTTCGATTTTACAAAACACAAAGAATCATTAACTTGGTATAATGCAAATAAATATAGGTTGCCTCGTACATGGGCCGAGAAAACAAAATCGGGTGGTTTACATTTATATTTCCGCTGGTCAACCACGCTCGAAGAAAAACAAACGAACACAACCAGTGTCATCGCATTGGGAATTGATACGAAAGGGAAAGGCGGCTATTCACGGATGACACCATCGGAGGGTTATAGTTGGATCAATCCTCCGCATTTGACGCCCTTGGTAGCCTTTCCAGAATGGTTGCTCGAACTCCTCCCGGCCAAGGGTAGCTCATTTCGCTCAAGTATCAAAAGTGATACCTCAACGAAACAGGATTGGTTGAATGAAGCTCTCAGTTCTTTAAAGGAGGGAAACCGCAATGAAGTTTTTACTCGTATCGCTGGTAGTTTTAGAAGTCGGGGTTATGATAGCCTTTTTATTTTCAATGTACTCAAAGATAAAGCAGCAGCGGTTTCTTTTGATGAAGGAGAACTTCGAACGATATGTGAGTCGGTTGGACGCTATGCGCCTAATGAACGTAGTGTTAATAGCGAAGTCACGGAGTTCAAAGTTCCGTCTCAAGAATACCTCACGGAATTAGCAAAACGTTCGCGGTTTATTAGACCAGAGTTTTGTACTGGTTTTGGAGTATTAGATCGTCTTGCTCGTGGATATGTTCGCCAAAATCTTTTTGTAATTGGTGCGCCGACAAACGGTGGTAAAACTCAATTTGTTTTGGCTTCTGCTTTATCTTTGGTGAAAGACGGTAAAAAAGTTTTATTTTTTAGTACGGAAATGCCACAAAAAGAAATTCGTGATCGGCTCATTTCACTTGGTTCGGGTGTATCTTTGACTACTCTTCTATCGGGGCATTTAAGCGCAGAAGAAACTGAAAAAGTTAAATTATTTTTAGAATCGTTTCAATCGTCACTTTTGTTTATTTCGCCGGAGGATCAACCAACGCTTGATAATATATATGCAGCGGTTGAAGCTATTAAGCCCGACGTAATGTTTCTCGACCATATCCACCATGTTCGCCTTAGCGAAAACCGCCGCACAGATATGGACGATTTTATGATGGGTTTAAAGAAGTTGGTTATCAAGTATAATATACCGGGCGTCATAACGGCTCAATTAAGACGTAAAGAACCAATTAAACCCGGTGTACCAGTTCAATATACTATGCACGACTTTAAAGAAAGTGGTGGTATAGAGAATGAAGCTGGCGTTTGTTTGTTGTTGTGTCCGCCAGATAAATGGACGGAAGAACGTGTTCAGCGGGTGGTTGGATATATTCCAAAAAATCGACATGGACGGCGAGAAGTTCGTTTCTCTCTCGATTTTGAAACCGATACAGCACGTTTCAAAGAGCCAGATTAACAGTGGAGGCGTTCTAATGAACACACTAAATAATGTCCTTTGTGCGATTGTGATTGGCTTGTGCTATGGCCCACTCTATCGCCTTGTCGCATCTTTAACCGCGAGGTTATTCTAATGTTTGCTCAACTTTACCATTGGTGGTTTGGGCCGTCACTTGCGATATACCCCGCTATGAAAATGACGGGTAAGACTGGTCATCAAGTGTGGCAGGTTTATCGTCGCCAACGAAAGACCTATACTTCTTACCAAATAAAGGTGAATAGTCCATTGCCCGGAGAAGGCATCAAGGATACACCGGATATTATTGGTGACCGTCCTGGCGTAAGCGGAACTCAGATATGGGCTAAAGATGGTAAACAAATTCGTAAGAGCCAAGCATTTGTGTTTCCTAAAGACGGCATGAAAAGTCAGGGTTCAATCTTTGAATTGGCAAAAGCGCGTGGTACGATGTGGAAGATCACGGTCTTTATAAATCCGCGACCTGGGTTTATTGCCAAGCACCAAAGTGACTTTGTGTGTCAGAATGAAGTACAAGCTGCTCGTTTCTTATCGCGGAATTTCTTAAGTCGCCACCAAAGATTTTTCTGGCGTATTAAGTTCTTTCCGCAAGCGATCATAAAGTCAAACATTGAAAAGATTGTAGAACTTTTTAAATAGGAGGAATCATGAGTTTTTCGTTTCAGAGACATATACGAACAGCCGGTAGCGTTGCCGCTATCTTTGGACTATTGATACAAAATTGGGCCGTTGTCGCCCTTGGTTGGATGGTGGTTGCTGTTGGTTACATGGCCGCTATTGGAAAGATTGAAGAATACATTGAAACTCAAACTGCGCCGAAAGAGGAGAAAGAAGATGCCAGCAATTAAACGAGATCGCCGGGCTCCTCTTCTTACGGGAGATATAAAGCCAAGTGAAAAGGGTGATTACACCTTTCTTGAATACAACCCATTGATTGCAGCGTGGAGAAAAGAACGTCGATGGACTACGGCTCACAACGAGTTTAAGAGACTATTTAAAACAAGTGATGAACAAACGGCAAAATGTCTTGCTTTTCTTGAGTTTTATATCCGTGAAGTCCATCCTTATGAGAACGAAAAATTCGAAGAAAACGGAGAAATTTAATGACATACTTTCCAAATCCTCTGGATGATGATAGACCAAATGCCGTGATTTATATTCCTGAAAAAGAGAGGCAAGAGAAAATGGATGGACAAATTTTAAAGTCAGGAGAAAAGAAAGATGAGGGCAAGGCTAGATTCGAGCTTTTACCATACGAAGTCATTGCTGCTGTCGCCAGAATCCTTACCGCCGGTGCTAAGAAGTATGCCGACCGAAACTGGGAAAAAGGGATTTCTTATGGACGAGTATTTGGTGCGACGCAACGCCACCTTGCGGATTTCTGGAACGCGAAACTTAACGGTAAAGATGGTATCAATCACGCCGATGGAAGCGAGTCACACATCGACCATGCTATCTGTGAATTGATGTTTTTATCAGCATATGAGAAACGCGGACTTATTCAATTTGATGATAGGCCGACAAAATAATGTCAAGTATTGAACGTCAAAAACTTGTCATAGATTTTGAGTCTTACTTTGACTCAAAGGAAGGCTATACTTTGAAAAAAATGAGTATGGTCGAATACATTCGTAGCCCACTGTTCAAAGCCTTTGGTATGGGTTATATGTGGTTGACAGACGAAGGACATGCTGAACCGGCTTGGGTGACAGGCTCAGAGCTACCAAGATTTTTTGCTTCAGTTGATTGGAGTAAAACAGAAGTGATCGCGCACAACGCCAAGTTCGACGGATTTATTCTCCGTCAAGTATATGGCGTTCAGCCCGCGAGATGGATTGATACCAAAGGAATGTCACGCGCTGTCTTCGGAAAGCGCATCAAAAATCATTCTTTGGGAACCATTGCGGAATACTTCAAGATGGAAGCAAAAGGTGTAATGAAGACGGATGGGTTAAAAGATTTGACCCCCGACCAAGAGCGTGAACTTGCAGAATACTGCTTGCATGACGTGGAATTGGGCGGGGCGATTTTTCATAGATTGTCTCCTGATTTTCCAGAGAGCCAAATGGAGATGCTTCATAGAACAGTACAGATGTTTGTAAATCCAAAGATCGAACTTAACGTTGACCTTCTCAAGAAGACAGCCGAAAGCGAGCGTCAACGCAAGTCAACGATATTTAGCGATTTGCAAATTGATAAGGCAGAGTTTTCGTCTAACGTCAAGTTCCCGAAACTTCTTGAGAAAGAAGGATTTGACGTGCCAGTGAAACCGTCGCCAAAGCAGAAGAATGAGGACGGGTCACCAAAGATGATACCAGCGATTGCCCTTGGCGATCCTGACTTTCTTGATATGTTGGAGAACGAAAATGAACGACTACGAATCCTCTGTGAAGCGCGTGTTGCCGCTAAGTCTAATCTTCTCGAAACAAGAAGTGAAAAACTTTCGAAAATTGGAGAAACTGGGTATTGGCCTTTTGATGTCGAATTTTCTGGTGCGAACCAAACACATAGATTTTCAGGCGGGAAAGGTGCTGGTGGAAATCCACAAAATTTCACCAGAGGAAGTGCGCTTCGAAAAGCTGTCCAAGCTCCCAGTGGATTCCGACTTATCGTCGGCGACTTCGCCAATATCGAATTAAGGCTTGTTGCTTATTTATCGAAAGACCCTGGACTCATTGATGCCATTGAAAATGATGTAGACTTGTATTGTGACTTTGCTTCAACGTTCTATGAACGCACAATAACCAAGAAGCACGAACTTGAACGCCGCTTTGGAAAATGCGCCATTCTTGGTTTGGGATACGGCATGGGGCCAAAAAAGTTTAAACGGACGGTGCGCCTTCAGACTGGTCAAGACATCTCTGACGCCGAGGCCGAACGCGCTGTAGATTTGTACCGAAGTAGGTACACCCGTGTGCCACAATTGTGGTATGTTTTGAATAGCTACATTCCGCTTCTTGCGGGTGATGGAGAGGGGCTATTCATAGGGATGCCAATTAGGTATAAAAAAGAGGCATTAATTTTGCCCGACGGATTGGAAATGCAATATCCAAATCTTCGCCAATTACAAGGCGAGCAAGGGCCGGAATGGATTTACGACATTTGGGATAAAGGCCAATTGCAGAAACGTAAGCTGTATGGCGGGAAGGTTCTTGAAAACATTTCTCAAGGATTGGCTGGCGTCCTTTGTAAAGAGGCCGCTCAACAATTTGGTGATAAAGTCACGGGGCTCGTCCATGATGAAATTCACTTGGTAGAGCGTTTACCATTTGCTCTCATGACTAAGAAAAAGTTAGAGCGCGTGATGTCAGGAACACCCACATGGCTGCCGAGAATCAAATTGAAAGCGGAAGTTGGTATGGGTCAAAATTGGTTGGACGCGAAATAAGGAGATCACTATGAGTGAAGAAGTTACGCCAGAACAAGTTGAACAGGCAGTCTCAGATGTGGCTGAATCAAACATTGTTAAGATGCAGCATGTTATCATAACTTTGGCTGACGGTCGCCGTGGAGTTTTCATGGGGCCGGAGCTTATCAAAGAAATCGAAATGAAACTGAATACCGTACCAAAGCTCGTGGCGATTGACTTTGATCCACCTCGCGCCGTTGCTATGCCAGTACCGCGTGAAGTACCAAGCGATCCAGTCGCCGACCCAGTGAAAGAGGAGACGCCAAATGCCGATACGAAAGTTGACGACGCGCCCGCCGCTGGATTGGTCTAAAACTCTTGATGGATATTTTATCGGGTTTTGTCGTAAAGTCTTCCGTTGGAGTCCCGCTTACCGCGCTGCTCTTAAAGCTGCGTTTGTCGAGAAAAGGGATGGTATCGAGTATTATCGCTGTAAAAGTTGTGGAACAGTGGTTGAGCGACCGCAAAAACAAGTCGATCATATCGCCCCAGTTGTTCCTGTCGCTACTGGCTGGGATCGCTCCTGGGACGGTTATCGAGACAGATTGTTTGTGCATGAAAGTCAGTTGCAAGTCTTGTGTAAAGGCTGTCATAAAAGCAAGACGGGAACAGAAAATCAAGGGAGAAAAATATGGCGGAGCAAACCCAAGAAACGAAGTGCGTCGCGCCCGGCTTAACCCATGACATGCAGTTTGTTATAGCCGCGTTCGGATACTCATGTTTTATGTGTTCATTTTGTGGTCACGCAGATGATGTGATCGAAGACTCTCAACCTTAGGAGGAATCATGCTGCATAGCTACCCCAGTATTTTTAATCTTGGCCATAAGCTCATTAAGAACATTTTTGACACGGAGGTCTTAATTGAAGAAAAAGTTGACGGATCACAGTTCTCATTTGGAAAACATGATGGAGTGCTATTTATGCGTTCAAAGGGTGCTGTCCTCTACGAACCAGTTACCGATAAACTCTTTAGAGGAGCAGCAGAGTACGTCGTCTCAGTCAAAGAACAACTCCAAGAAGGGTGGATATACCGAGGGGAAGTCCTTTGCCGACCGAAACATAACTCGCTCGAATACGAAAGGACGCCGCAGAACAATGTCATAATTTTTGATATCGACCGTGGCGATCAAGATTACTTAACGCCAGAAGAGAAGAAAGCTGAAGCTGACCGATTGGGTCTTGAAACTGTACCAGTTTTCTTTAGAGGAAAGGTTGATAACTATGAACAATTAAAGTCCTTATTTGAGAACGTTTCTGTACTTGGTAAAGCTAAGATCGAAGGAATGGTTTTCAAAAACTATAACCAATATGGCCCTGACAAAAAAGTGCTTATGGCCAAATGGGTAAGTGAGGCGTTTAAGGAAGTTCATGGTAAAGAATGGGGCGCGGCCAATCCTGGTCGGGCAGACTTCTTGACCATTCTTGTCGCGGCTCTGAAAACAGACGCACGTTGGGAAAAGACCATTCAGCATCTTCGTGAAGCTGGTACTCTTGAGGAGTCCCCACGCGATATTGGCAATTTACTTAGGGAGATTCAAAATGACGTTAAAAAAGAAATGGGCGAGGAAATCAAAGAAAAGCTGTTCGCCTATTACTGGCCGCAGATTGCGCGAGGCGTGATTGGTGGTTTTCCTGAATACTATAAAGACCGTTTAGCGAAATCGCAGTTCGCTTCTGAGGAGGTTGCAAATGTCAAATAAGCCAAGAATTCTCGTATTCGATATTGAGACGGCTCCAATCACAGCTTACACATGGGGACTGTATGACCAAAATATCGGGCTGAATCAAATCAAAGACGATTGGCATATTTTAGCTTGGGCGGCGAAATGGTACGGCGAGCCAGAATCAAAAGTCAAGTATATGGACAATAGACGATCCAAGGATATTCGGAACGATAAGGCTCTAGTTGCTGGATTGGCTAATTTACTAAACCAGGCTGATATCGTGATAGCCCAAAATGGAGACAAGTTCGACATTAAAAAGTTCAATGCGCGAGCGGTGATTCATGGACTTCCGCCGGTGCGTCACTACAAAAGTACGGATACTCTTAAAGAAAGTAAAAAGGTGTTTAGCTTTACCTCTCACTCTTTGGAGTATATGTCAGAGAATGTCAATACAAAATATAAGAAATTAAAGCATGAAGAATATCCAGGTTTTGAACTTTGGAAAGCTATTCTTGGCGGCGATAAACATGCTTGGGTCGTCATGAAAAAATATTGTATCCACGATGTTTTGGCTACTGAAGAACTCTACCAAAAGATTCAAGGATGGATCAAGACGCAGAATCTAGCATGTTTCTTTGATGACGCGGCCATTCGGTGCAGATGTGGTAGTGCGAACCTAGTTAAAGATGGTTTTGTCTATACAGACGCGGGTAAGTTCCAAGGATACCTCTGTAAGGACTGTAAAAAACGTCCACACGGGAGAATCAATTTATTCTCCACGGTAAAGAAAAAGAATCTCTTGCGAGATCGGAGGTAACAATGCAAAATCCACCTGATCCACGGCCTGTGTTTGAAGCAGACCAAGTTTTAACCTTCTATGATATTATGGGTATTCGTGAAGGCTATATCTTCAGGTTTTCAAAAGTTCCTTGGTATAATTTCAAACAAAGATTTATCTTTCGTGTTGGAATTGGAGTTTGTAATGAGATGCTTCATTGGTTAGGTCACGGTAAACCAAGAGGCGGCGTTCAATGTAAGGGAGGTCACGGAAATGGACTTTAAGCGAACATTCTTTTATGGTGCGGTCATCATACTGTTATCGTGCCTCACCATTGACAAAACGTCCTTTGTTGGATACTCTTGGCCTCCAAAGGTCATTCATAAAGCTGTCGCGTCAACGTCAGTTATTTTCGTTGAGTACGGAACTGGCGGAGCTTTAGGAGCCGGGGTTGTCATATCGAAGGAAGGAAGAACATTGACGGCTGCTCATGTTGTGACACCAAATGACTACAAGAAAATCACCATGATAACGTCAGATGGCAACGAGTACGATATTCGAGTTCTTTCTGTGAACACACGGTCTGACTTGGCTTTGGTTGAACCTGTCGCGTCTGCTCAACAGTTTGTCTTTTCAAAACTGCAAGCCTCTGATAAGCTCGATGTCGGCCAAGATGTGTTGATCGTCGGACATCCCTTTTCGGGATATTGGACGCTTACTACTGGAATCATCAGTCGCCTTCCTTGGTCGTGGACGTATTTCTCTACGGTCATTGAAACAGACGCCTTGGTGAATCCGGGCAACAGCGGCGGGCCAGTCTTCAATATCAAAGGTGAAATAATTGGTATTGTGTCGGCTATGCGGATGAATACGTTTGGCCCTACTGGGATTGGCATTGCCATACCAATTAAGGAAATTCATAGTTTCCTAAAAACCTACGAATTGAAAAACGAGAAAAGTCAGCAACGCAAGCGGTATCGCATAGGTGATGTCGAATCGGATTGGCAAGGATTGTTCGATGCGTTGGGATTTAATTCAAGGAATTAAGTACCGGCTTGAACACCCGGAAGAAATACCAGGAAAATCATGGTTTACCGTATACCGTGAAGATGTTAAATTACTACTTCAATTACTAGAGGAGAATGAAAATGAGCGAAGAAAAGAAGACAACCGGCGCAGAAGCACCACCTTTGAAAGACCTTACTAAGAAGCATTTTCAAGATCAAATTGATGGGGCGAAAGCGTCAATAGGGCAATGGCAGAGAGAGATCACGCGCCTTCAAGATTTAATTCAGCAGCATGTTGGTATCATCAATTATGCCGACCATATCTTGAAAACATTCAAATTGGCGGATGCGCCAAAAGAAGAACTAAAGAAAAAGCCTGAACTTGAGGTGAAATAAACATGCGAGCAACCAAGGTTAAGGCTATTCGCCGCGCCATGCGAGATGAGATCGAGAAGGGCTCATACTATACTTGGGTTGCTCATCCCGAAGTTTACACAAACGTGCGTGGTGAAAACATGCTTAAGTTCAAGTTTCAATATCTTCTCGCTGGTGGACTCAAACTTGTAAAGATAGGTAAAAAAATCTACCGCTTATCAGGGGTATTACCAAGGAAACAATATGCCGAGATTAAACATTAATGATTATGGTTACGGCTATGACCAAGGCCGTCAAGATGGCTGGCAAGAAGGGTATGATGCAGCCGTCCAAGAGTATGAAGGTCGCATTGCTAAACTTGTCGCAGAGATTCGCGCTATGGAAGCACGAGTAGCCGTGATGTCAAAGAAGATTGGATAATGTGTCCGGTCGGTTGGGGACACGCGTTGGTAGCAGTTCTATGGGAGGACTTAATTTCATGTATCAAGACGAATCGGAAAATACGTTGGACGCTGTATGGTGTGTTGATAGCGAATCTAGCAAGCATTACTTACTTGATCGTAAGACTGGTCAGGTAATAGCACACAAGGATGAGAACGGCAACATTGTTCATGATGTACATTCTTAATGAGTCCATTCAGAGCGTTTTTACTGTGGTTGCTTCAGCGCACCGATATTCGCATTACAACTGTGCATATCGAGTATTTTAAAATTGGTGGTGATGAGTCTGATCCCATCGTTTTTAAATTTGGCCACGAAAAGAGGTTAAAATGAAATTTGAGGTAATTAGATATGAGTATCTCCCGGATCGTACATTGGGTGTCTTGGAAATTGATGGTAAGGAATTTTGTAAAACCTTGGAAGACCGAGTTCGACCGCCCGGAGAAAAAGTCTACGGAGAAACAGCAATACCAGAAGGAACTTACAAGATTACTGTTGAACCATTTCGGGGCGACAAAAATAAGATGTATCCATACTTGCACGATGTCCCCATGTTCACCGGAGTGTGTATCCACGGTGGAAATCGACCAGAGGATAGTCTCGGATGTATTCTTGTTGGGTACAACCGCGTGGGAGATCAAATTCAAGGATCAGCCGTCAAAGAACTTGCTGCTCGAATACAAGCCAATCAACCGGCAGAGTTAATTGTTAGGAACGGAGGCTAAAATGCCAGCATACAAAGCATATCCAACAGTTGAAACTACACCAAATCGCAAACAACGTAAGTCTCAGCGAAAAAACATATTCGCTTACAATGCCGCTCAAGCTGCGGTCGAACGCCGCGCTCGTCGAGATGCTCGCAAGGAGGCCGCAAATGGAAACAAATCCGCTTAATGATAATGCTTTGATCCATCGACTTCTCGATATTGATAAAGTAGTTGATGTTTTGGAACGTATCGCCCGCGCTCAAGAGGGTATGCTGGCAATCGCCGCTGAAGCTCGCCAAGAGCGAATGAAACTGTCGGCCAAACTTCAAGAAAAGCTGAAGCAGCCGTTTGAGGGTAAATAAATGAAAATTCAAATCCAGAGAATTGGTCATTCAACTGATTCTTACAACCATCATTTGATTGATACACGATTAATGGAAGGAACGATAAAGGGTGGATTACGTCCGGGGATTGAATTGAGAGTCCAGTTTAATCGTATCGCCGAGGGCATTTGGCACACAACAAAGATCACGCGAGTCGAATATAAAGGCGAGAGCATGACTTTGGTTCACACTAAAAACTCGATATATCTAGTCATCAGAGGATGGCGGGAGAACTAAATGAAAACGTACAGTGTTACCTACAATACCACGACAAGTTTCGAAGCTGTGGTTAAAGCCAAAAATCAAGAAGAGGCGAAAAAGAAAGTCGTTGAAGTAATCGGCGATCCTGTGGAGGTTGAAGATGTCCATGAAATCAGACAACGCGTTTAAGGCTATAACGATTAGCGCGATTTGGCTTGCAACAGGATACGCCAGCGTACACCTTGGTTTCTATACACTTGGAATGGTTTTCTTTGCATTCCTCTCAACCCTTACTATTGTGGAGGCGTAATATGCCAATTTCAGCAATGCCGGAACATCTTAATTCTCAAGAAGAAATCGACGCAGCTTTTCCTGATGATAGTCAATACGGTACCGATAATTTATTCGGACGTATTTACCGATGGTATCAAAAGAAAACCAAGACATGGTTCGCGTTCAGTTATCGTTGTACTGAATGGTGGGCGCGTTGGCGCAAATACCCAAAGGTTCTTATTGCCCTAAAAGGCAAAGGGCCGTTTCGCGTAGAAACTGATGACTGGGATTGTGTTTGGCCCATTTCATCCATATTCAACAGTGATGTATACGCGTATCGTGAGCTAGAAGCACCTGTTATTGAATATAAGCAAGGTTACCTCTCACGTATTCAATACTATACTCGATGGCATTTTGCAATTCAATGGCCATTTATGATTTCGTTTCACTTCTATCCAAAGGCCGCAGATGTGCCAGTTTACGGTCAACCGCGCCCTGAATTGGATGGCAAATTATGGTTTGCGTATTGGGGTCACTTTGACGCCGATTTGATCTATTGGATGATTACCAGTGGGTATATCGGGAGGAACTGGAAATGAACAGATTCGTGGACATCAAATTCAAAAAGAACGGCTATGTCGTTACTTATGCAGGATTCCTCAAAGAAAATGGGGAAGTAATCTATAAATTCAACGAGGAGTTGAAATTGGTAGAAGACCTTGGTAAAGCGTTGCTGGATAAGAAAATCGAGGCGAAAGAGAAATGATTATATTTGGAAAGATTAAAGCCCGTAATTGTGACCGAGGTTTGTCCTTTAATATCTCGCTTCAATCTTTTTTTGTTGCTATTAGAATGGGTAAATACTTGCGTTGTGTTTCCGCTTGGAGAACTTATGAAAATCTTAATGCTTAAAGGTTTACCGGGCTCTGGTAAATCAACATTCGCTAAACAACTCGTCCAAGAGGATGGAACTTGGGTGCGCGTGAACAAGGATTCTATCCGAGAAATGATCGCAGGATATTCTACCAAAAAAGAAAAACTGGTACTTGAATTCCGTGATGTCCTTGTGGCGACCGCTCTTGCTCTCGGAAAGAATGTCATAGTAGATGACACAAATTATCATCCAAAGCATGAAGCTCGATTGCGACAATTTGACGCGGAATTTGTCGTGAAAGAGTTTGATACACCTTTGGAGGAATGTATCAAAAATGACCTAAAACGCCCAAATTCAGTTGGTGAGAAAGTCATAAAGAAAATGCACGAAGAATACCTTCGTCCGGCCATTGCCAAAGAGTATCAGAAGAATCCATATCTACCAAAGGCAGTTATCTGCGATTTGGATGGAACCATTGCGTTAGGTAACGGGCGCAATCCTTATGATGCTTCTACATGCGACGAAGACTTGGTGAATCAGCCGGTCGCTGAGGCCATTTGGAAATATGCCCGCGACGATTATAAAATTTTGTTCACATCCGGGCGCGAAAGCATCTATCGTGAACAAACCATCAAGTTCCTCAAAAAGCTGAATCTTCCAGGGTATCAATTGTTCATGCGAGAACGTGGAGATCGGCGTAAAGACCATGTTGTAAAACTCGAACTATTTCAACGCCATATTCATGGGTATTACAACGTCGAGGCCGTCTTTGATGACAGACAACGTGTCGTAGATATGTGGCGAGATGTCGGACTCACTGTATTTCAAGTCGCGGATGGTAACTTCTAATGTTGGCGGAATTGAGAGAGTGGACAATGTGGTTGATGGAGGCGGGGATTCTCTATTACGTTGCAAGAGAATTTTACTATGACAAAGAGAAGGACGATAAAAAACAAAAGCGCACCAGAACTACAAAGAAAACGACTACCCTTGCGACGGGGGAAGTCGTGACCGAAGAACAATCTGAAACTACTGAATCAAAAGGAGAAAAATAATGTCTGATTTACCATTGGAAGGACGTGTTGTAGAAGAAAACCCAAAAGTAGCGACGCTATCACTCGAACAACAGCTTGAAGTCGCACAGGGCGATATTCGTGAATTGGCGCGTGGTATTAATACCCAAGGTGCGCTCTTAGAAAGCATCGTTATTGCATTTGATGGCGTTGTAAAAAAGTATTTAGAATTAACACGAAAATATGAACCGGCAACGGCTGTCGCGGAGCCTGAAAGTGACCGATCATAATTATACATATAGGAGAATAACATGGCTCGACGTTCTACAGGATTACGGAGTCGCAAAAGTCTCCCTAAAATGGACACTGAAATTCTTTCGAGTGGCCTTGACTACCATGAAGGACTTTCTGCTAATCAGGTCAAAGTTATTCTTAGGGAACTCCACTTCAGCGACAAACAGTTATCAAAGTTCAACGACTGGATGTACGGGCAAACTTGTCCAGTGGTCATTAGACACAACCGGAAATCTGGAAAAGAGGAAAGGGTCTGCGGCGTATACGAATACGACCTATTCCGGTGGATCGAAAACCAAAAGAAAGGGACGCCGCTCATATGGGACTAAAGTTAAGTCTTGCATTTGCCGCAATCCTGGTTGGTCTACCTGGGTGCATAGCAAAACCAATTGTCACAAAAAATAAATACTACCTTGATTGCTGTAACCCAGCACTTACCGCCCATGAAAAGAGCATGTGTAAATGGGCCAAAGAAAACCCTGGGCGCATTATCATAGAAGGGGATTACAAGTATGAGATGGTATGGAGTAATTGTGAACCAGGAAAAGAACCTTGGTTAAAATGGGAGGATTAAATGTTGGTAACTGATCTAAGAGGAATTTTGTTAGAAGAACGTAAGAGAGGTAGGAAACCAGCGGTCGTTATTTTAAATGAAAAAGACTTCCAAGAAATATTGGAAGACTTAACGATCAAAACAGATGTGTTCGATCCGATAGTTTTATTTGGTGTGCAGATTGTGATTGATTCACAGATTCTTCGACTTACAGATCGTGGTGAGGGCGCATCAGTGAAAGGTTTTGTAGCATGAACGTCACAGCGCGGTTTATAGAAGGGATTAAATCCAAACGTTGGTGGGATGCTGAAAAAGTAGAAGTTAAAGAAGATAAAACTGGTAAGAAATTCGTACACTTTTATCTGACACCAAATTCAGCGGATGGAACTCAAAGAAAGATTAAGTTTATCCACATTCTGAAGGATGGAAAACCCATACTTGAAAAGAGAATTGGTTTAACGAGAGTTTACACTCACGACTCATTTATGATTGTGATGCCAGTTAAAGTTTAATCTCGGCAGATACAACCCGTCGGGCCGCAGTATCCTTTGAAGATTTTAGCATTATCCATAAGAACGCTCGGACGTTCGGCCCAAGGTTTCCAAAAAAAAGTAGCGCGGCACTCAGTACAATGAGCCTTATAAATTGCAGTCTTGTCTCGTTGGCCAAAAATGGCTTTACAGACAGGGCATTGCGCGACTTCGAAGTCGTTTGATGGGCGGAGTTTACTGAACATATAGTACCACCCATCTTACTTAAAGTACGCGACGGCCATAGATGTTGCGACCGCCAGTAGTCCTCCTACCGCTGTAATAATTGTTGATCTAGTAGAGACTTTCTCTTTGATCGTTTTTAGTTCTGTTTTGAAAACGCCTACTGCTGTATTTAAAGCTGGGATGTCCGTCTGCCGAACTTCCTTGATTTCAGATTTCAAATCTTGAATCTCCGATAATATCAATTTTTGTATGTCGTTACGTGGCATGACAGACTCCTTATTTGAGTAAGCTCTTGAGGCCCACATATCCAGCAGCCGCAGTAGCTAACCCTTTCACAACTTTTCGTTTGCGATCTAGTGATTTCGCATCCAATACGTTCCGAGCAGATTGAAGTTTTGACGCCATTAATTTTTCTTTAATTTGTCCGGGAATTTCTCCGACAACTTTGTCAGCTTCGCGGAAACGACCAAGTTGCTCGCCGATCCCTTTTTCAGTCTGACCAAGTGCTTGAGTAAAGATGTCTTTGCCTTGGCGCATTTGCGACTTGGCAATGTCGCTCAGGGTCGAAATCTTCTCGCCCTCTTGAGCTATTTTTCTAAATAATTGGAGTTGTTCCGATGGTATTGTTCGCGCTAATTCTTCTGGTGTTTGCTTTGCTAATCGACCGATCTTCTGACTGAATTCAGCCATTTTCTTCGGGTCTTTTAAGAATTCTTCAAAACCCGGTGTCGATTCAAAGTGTAATCCCGCCTTTTCCTCCGCCTGAATTAAACCCTTCTTTGCGGCCTCTTTTGTGGCCCGCGCCAATGCGAGTTTTTCCGCACCTCTCTCACCAATATCCACCAACGCTTCTTTTCCTGCCAATGCGACTTCCGCCGCGCCTGGTTTCACGATCAAATCCTTGGCCAGTCGTGCGCCCTTTCCGATCCCACTAAGAGCTTTTCCGCCAACATAGGTCAAAGCTGCGTCTTTCGCGCCCGTGATCCCTATTTCTTTGGCAGCATCCAAGGATGTAGTTGGAACGCCCTCGGTATCACCAAGAGCCCTTAAAATCAATTGTTTTGCCGCAGTTCCGCCCGCCGCACCAATACCGGCACCAACCGCAGCCGCCGGAACACCTCCAACGCCCATTCCAAAAACTGTTCCTGGAATACCTAAAGCAACACCGCCCCCAATCCCACCAACGGTAGGAAGGGCATTGGCGACTTTTCGCGTAAAACGACGTGCCTTGGACTCCTCAGGAGCCGGTGCTTCTGCTGGCATTTGAGGCTGGCTGGGCGTTTCGGCCCCAGTTAAGGACGAAGTATCATAACCCGCCGAATCAAGCTGTGAGAGAATCCCAGCCTCATCAAGGCCGGTTGTGTCGTACCCCGCCGCTTCTAATTGTGCCTTTAATTGCGCCATTTTATTTGGCCCCCTTCTTTTTGAGTCCCAGGACGCCCGCTAAAGCGTCGATTTGACCGGGATTCCCGGTAGGAGCCGGAGGAGTGGCACTTCCCGGTACATTGTAACCGGTGGAAAGAGCATTTCGCCGGTTGGTTTTGATTTCGTTAAAGACCTTTTCGAAGTTCGCCAATTTCGCGTCAAAATCCACGTCCGAACGTTTTTCATTTGGCAACTCAGACAATAGACGGTCGTATTCTTTCTCGTTAATCTGCTTACCAGATCGGAGGTAAATTAATTGATTACGAATGGAATTGATGTTAGATGTGAAGTCCGCACGTTGCGGGCTCGCCCCTAAACCAATAGAAGGAAGATCGACGGTTTGTGCCAAATCTCCAACACGCGATTGAACTGGGCCAGTGAATTCTGGTTTCTTGGATGACTTGACCAATTCAAGTTGCGAACTAAGTGTGTCAAAGTCAGCTAATTGCTGTGCTTGATCCGCTGGAAGAGTTTTATGCAACGGATTAAGTTGCGCTCCACCAGGGACAGGAACTTCCACGACTTTATTTCCGTAGGTGACGGCCATAGGCTTTCCGCCCACTTCAAAGATTTGCTTGATGCGATCAGGAGCTTGGCTATCTTGTTCTTGGCGCATACGCGCACGAGCAAGTTTAGCTTCGTCTGATTGGGCCGCAAGATTGGCTTTGAGAATAGATTCAGCCGATTCTTTCGGAATGTAACCAATTTCATTAGCAATTTTCGGATTCGTGAGACTGGCTTTCTTTTTGTAATCTTTTTCAGATTTTGCTTGGCGAATCTTTTCTGCCAATGTGCGAATGCGATCTTCTTGAGCTTGTTTGTTCTTTAAAATCGTTGTAGCTAAATCTTCGCCTTGAATAACAGCTTGAGTCGTTTTCGAGGGATCATACTCGCTAGGGTTTAAAAGAGCCCGAAGTAATTCTTCTTGTTTTGGTTGAATGATTTGTGATTGTGCCATAATCGTTCTCCTTATCCCACTACCGAACTGTAATTTGCAGTAGTTGGCGTTGATCGCCCCCCACCTAATGATCTACTCACCGCTGCTTTATTTCTTTGACCAAGTGCGAAAAGAAGAGTAGGATCAAACTGTTGCTGACTTGTTTGTCCGCCCGCCATTCCGCCTAATTGTCCACCAATTTGACTTCCCGCTGCCGCGCCCATTGGCCCACCGTAAATCCCGCCGATAATCCCTCCACCAATTTGACCGACTTGGCTGAATAGATTTCCGCGTCCTGCATTAGCCGCAGCCGCTTTCGCCATTTCATTGGCTTGTCGCGCTTGTTCAATTCCAAGACGATTGGTTCCTAATTGATCTTCAACTCCCATCAAACTTTCTGCTTCTCGAACCAAGTCTTCGCGTCCGATGCTGGTAAGATAATTAACCGTGTCTGTATCTAAACCAAGTTTAGTTTGTATGGCATTGCTTCGGGCATTAAATCCTGTGTCAGCTAGTTTCTCATTGCGACCAGATTCAGCCATGAGTCTTGAGGTTTCATTTTGCGCTGTGAAATCACGAGAAGCTCGGTTTGCATCAAGAACTGGACGTGACAGGGCGGAGAGGGCCGCTGCATTTCCAATGGTTCCTGAACCACCAAGCGATTCACGAATTGCACGTTGAATTTCAGGTACATCACGAAAAGACTGTTCACGAAACCCTACATTTGCTGCATTTCTTGCAGCAGTATCAGCCGCACCAACTGTGCTTAATTCTTGGCCATATCTTCCGAGAGTATTTTCAGTTGCGGGCATAAGACTTTCACTGAGTTGATTTCGTTTGTTTTCAAAATTTGTGCTTATTGGCGAAAGATTTCCTTGCAATCCTCCAATGATAGTTTTTTGCTTATTTGCGTTTTCTTCTGCGATCCGCAATAAAGCTCCGGTATCAATTGTCGGTACCTTCGGTTTACTAAATAGTCCCATAAAATTCTCTCCTTAAACTGCGCTCAACGCGGCGGTCTTAAACCAACCTCGTGATGTTTTGACGCAAATATGAACTGCACTTCCAGTATCTACAATTACCATGTCTCGAACTAAACCATCATTGGCTGCTGGAAACGTTGTACGTACAATATGGTCATGTGCGAACTCGAATAAGTCTTCGAGGTTATGCTGAACAACTGTTGCGCTGAAGTCGTTACCAATTGGATTTTGTTGTGTCTTTGGCATAGCTTATCCTGTGATGACGGGTGCTTGTTGTCGAAGAAACGCTGTTGTTTCAAGACTTGCAATTTCCACGGCGTTAATATCATTGCTATAAACGCGATACATGATTGTTCGGCCACTGATTGGATTTGATCCATCCCAAAGAGGACGAAACCGCTTATAGAAGTTCTGTCCATCCGAGGCGGTTACATAACTTGCTGAACCTTCAGAAGTAACCATAGCGATAAATGTTTCTCCAAGATCAGTAGAATAGAAAACTTGAAGAGTCGCGCCTGTGTTCGTTCCTTGCAATATGACTTCGCCTACCACTTTAACCTTTGAAGAGTTATTTTGATATTGTGTACTGTAATCAAAAGCCTTTGTGCGAAAGTCGAATTGAATAGCAACGCCTGAATCTGTCAATCCTTCAAGAAATTTCACGATTCGTCCAGAGCCCGCCAAACCTAAATAGGGCAGGTTGAAGAAGAATGAAAATGTCGAAATGCTCAGATCAGCGTGACGACGCCATTTTCCATTAAGATCGAGTTCCAATAGAATATTATTGTTGGCTTGATTTAATTCAGCCAAGGCAACATAGTATCTGCTATTGGTGAAAATAGAAGCTGGGCGAATTGAATTGATGATGGTAATGAACCATTGAACTGTCACAGATTCGATAACTGGTACGTCATTATCCGCAGAGGTGATAATGACTTTCCATTGTACAAATTGTAAAGGCGTAACAGCCGTCGGAAATTCTCCCGGTAAAATTGTAAAGAACGTCGCCGCTGTTAAACCACCAAGGGTTGTAGCAGAACGCATTTGAAACACAACTGTTCCACCATTTGTATTAAACGATGAAAGAAAAACGTCCCAACCAGCCGGAGGTGTCACAGCCGTATCAATTCCCGTTGAGATAAAGTTAGAAACCAACGTCCAAGTAAATCCCACTTGAGAAACACTTGGAATGCCAGATACAGTCGTATATGTAAAGACTATACGGATTTTTGCATACCGTTGCACTACATGACTTCCAAAAGCAACAAATGAAGTGTAAGAGATATTGTTTGCAGATGTGGCGATTGTAGTTGTAACAGTTGCACCAGATGGTACTGTTGATTGAGTTGTTAAAGAGTTATAAACTGTTGAATCAGCAGTTGTGTCAATTGCTTCACTTATCCATGTCGATGTAAATGGAAAGAGTAAAGATGCGTTACCAGTTGTTGGCGTTGAAACATTGTTTGTAGTTGTTAGGTTCATACGAATACGCCAATACCGTTTATTTATTAATGCGAAACTTCCGCTGCTGGTATTGGTAACCGTATTAACTGTAACAGGACTTAAGAATAATGGTGAATCACTTGCTTCCCATATTGTTTGAATGGTTGTACCAGATGGAAAAGTATAAGTGACATTGTGACCAAAAGTAGCTGTTCCCACAACTGATGCAGAAAATGTATCATAGATGGGAGAAGTCCACGTTCCCGAACTTGGTATGGGTGTATAAGTAAAAGCATAGTTCATTCGAACGTCCGTATGGAAATTCGCGTCCAAGTGAAGACTTCCATCAAAATAGTCACCGACAACTGGTTCCCAAGTACCTGACCGTTGAAATAAAGATTGTCCACCAGAAAGAACGTTTCCTGCTCGCCATTGGGCTATAAAATCACTTCCATTACATTTTATAACGATCCAATATTTTACTCCGCCAGTTAGGACGGCACTTAAAGTCGAGGACGTTCGTAAAGTTCCACCGGTCACACCACTTGCGAGCGTTCCTGTTCCGCCTGAAACAACTGAACCACTTGGTTGGTTTGTAACGGCATTTGTTTCGATTCGAACTGCAAATGTCGTTAATGTTCTAACCCCAGCATTGAAGTTGAACATATCCAAGTTTGCACTTATGGAAGTAATGGTTCCAGTTCGAGCAGGTATAATGGGAACGGCCATTTGCTCGGCGTAATTATAAGTCGCAGGAACACCACCTGTTCCATGAATAGAACCTTGAGATATGGCTCCATTCTGTGTACCAGTTTCGCCGTTAAAAGCTGTGGTTGTAGGAAGAGTTAAAGTTGATCCAACATTTAGTCCAACAGCAGTACCAGACGCGAGACTTGGATTGAAAAAATTAATGGGCTTTAAAAGATTGGTTCCATCTTTTGTGGTTAAGGAAGAAAGGCTACTTCCACCTTCCCAGTCAGTTTGGTCATCCCAATTTCTACGGGGATTTGTTCCAGGCGCAGAAGTTCCATTCAAATAACCTTTGGTTGTGATCGCCCCAGGATTTGAAAGAAGATCAATTCCCGGAGATGAGGTACCAGATTGAAATTGTGTCTGAGAGCTTTGTGTATTGGAATTGCGTTGCTGAATGGCTTGTTGGATATTGAAATTTACCAAGTCTTCGATTTCATCTGAAATTCGGTTAATAGCATTTCCATCGTAGCTGTAAAAACCACGATCAGAAAGCCAAATTAAAATAGGTACGCCTTCGATAACTCGAATTTGCAGAGTGCGATTGTCCACGCATCCAATAGGACTTGGAATTGGTGAATAACGAAAAGTGTCAGGCGTTGTACCAAGAATCTGACCCATCGAACGCCGATTGAAAACAATCATTCGCCCGAAGTATACAATATAAGCTGTGATTGGATCTTCTTGGTTGCAGAGAAGTTCATTTTCAGGACGCACGATGTCCGGCATGGAAGTTTCTGTATAGAAAAGTGTATAAGGATCGCCAGGAACCTTTCCAAGCCAAAGTTTGTCCAGCCAGCTTGCAATTAAACTAAAAGTGGGAGGTGCGTTATTAAATTCTGGAATTTCTGTAGGCGTTGCACCAACGGCGACAGTATCAGAGAATGTGGTCGCAGTATTATTGGCAATCGTTCCAACGTGCAACCATAATTGGTCATTGTTGTCTCGATAAATTTTACGTGCAGTTACGCCATATCCACCGACTGGTACAGAAGTTAAATTGACAGTTTGATTTCCAGCAGAAGTTGTAGCCAAATTAGAAGCTGGACTTCCATTCGATTCTTCAGAATCATAATAGAGATAAGTTACTTTATAAGTATGTCCGCCGACGGGAACTGCACCACCGGCTGCAACGGTTGCTGTAGGAGCCGAGCCCGGAGCCGCAACACCCATATTTTTAATTCGTGGGGCGGTATAAACAACTCCACCATAAGAGGTATTACGATCATACACAATTGGGTTATTTACACCGTTTCCGCCGTATACGCGATCTTGCGTTGTGGCGAATTCAAAATTGGCGACAGCAGAAAAACCTGTACCGTTTACAATTGAATTGAAGACGTTATCGCCAGAAGAATAACGAATTTCACCGTTTGCTGCAACCAAAAGATGACGCGCACCATCTGAGAAGATAGCCTCGAATTGATCTTTAGGAGCCGCTGGTAAGAGTGTTGGATTATAGTTCTGTCCACCGAGACGTTTGGTAAGATTTCCTGTCACATCTGTGTCGATATTGACGGTACCTTCAGTAAAATCGGCTGCTGACACCTTTTGAGAGTCAGAGGCATATTTTGTTTTGAGAGTTCCCCAATCTTTTGGTGAGATAGTTAAAGTCAATTTTTCCATTAGTCATACCACTCATTATTAACGGGATTACGCTCGATTGATAACCAATCGGCTGTACGAACTATTTCATTTAGGGCTTTATTTGTAACTTCAATACGAAATGTTTCACTCAAGAATATGAACTCGTCCAATAATGGGTTAGCACCAAAAAATATCGCATCAGTTTCAGATATAGAATCTGACAATAAATGATCGGCAGAAAATTCTGTAGCGGCGTCTGTCGAAGTAATGGCGTCAAAAAGAGCCTTCGTCGGTTGCAAAAGGATCTCATCGGTATCAACTGTGCGATTATACATAGCTCCATCGTACTCGAAACTATTGTAAACGGCTCCATATGTCGCTCGTTGGAGGATATTTACAGTTTCGAGAAACGCTGCTAATGATTGAGCATCGGAAAGAGCATCAACACTTGGCTGACTTTCAACTCTCAATGAATCAAATTGTTTTGTTAGAACATCTGTTTCAGTAAAAGAATCTGAAAGATTTAAGTCATGAGCCGTTATGTTATACTCGTCCTCATTGTATTGAGTGGAGTTATATTGCATTTTATCTCACGCGACGAGCATGTATATGCCCGCGAGCTTGTGGTGTTCCTGCACTATAAGCAGCTAAGTATTTTAAGTAAACAGTCGTTGTTCCACTTAAAGACAAACGAATTGTTAAAGAACCTGAACTATTTGCCGTAGCAGTAGGAGGTAAAAGATATTGAGTAGCACTTGGATCACCCGGAGCAGAATTACCGGCTGTAGTTTTAATTCCAAGTTCTACATCTGTACTTGTCGAACCATTTAATAACCAATTTACCATACCAGAAACATCCCAATCCCCGGCTGTCAAAGAAATAGAGGTAAGATCACCCCATTGACCACTAGTAGGAGCATTAGTCGCTGTTGGTTGTTCTGCTTCTATATATTCTCCAACGTCGCCACTAGCAGCATTATTATTAGTCGTTGTTCCGACAATGCCTACTGTATGAAGTTTCGACCATCTATTTCCAGATTTTCCGAGTAACATAGTACCGTCATCCGTCGGAAAAAAGTCTACATTTATACGAAGTCTATCTACCCCAGCAGTTGCAATTCCAATAGTATTCGTTGCTGGACGCCATATTCCGTTATCTGGATCAAGCGTGAATGTATACGCAGGACTTGCCGCAGTACCATCTATTCCGAAAATCGGAACGTTCATTGTTAGACTCGTGTTGTATATTTCTAACCGTGTACCACCACCAGTAGATATACCTATTGCATTGGCTGTTATACTATAAATACCTGTATCGGTGTCACTAAAAAATGAATATGCTGGAACAGCAGCCGTACCATCCAAGAATTGAGCGGGTTTATTTCCTGTAATCGCATTATCATCAATGAATAGTCTATCAAGACCGC